ATCATGCCCCAAACTTTGAAATCACTGAAGACGCCTCTACGCTATCCTGGCGGGAAGAGTAGAGCAACCAGTAAACTCTTCCAGTTCATTCCTGATCTGAAAGATTTTCGTGAGTATCGTGAACCTTTCCTTGGTGGTGGTTCTGTAGCATTGGAAGTATCCAAGCGTTATCCCAAACTAGATATTTGGGTGAATGATCTTTACGAACCCCTCTATAACTTCTGGAAAGAACTACAAGACAATGGACAAAAACTCAGAGATGAACTCGTCCAACTCAAACAACGACACCCCGATAGAGGATCTGCCAGAGTTCTCTTTGCTCAAGCAAAAGAATATCTTGCTGGAGATATTCGGCGTACTGAGAACTTCCACCGTGCTGTTTCTTTTTATATTGTTAATAAATGCTCTTTCTCAGGTCTCGGTGAATCAAGTTCCTTCTCAGAACAAGCAAGCGACAGCAACTTCTCAATGGCGGGCATCGACAGATTGCCCGAGTATCAAAAACTGATTGTCAATTGGAAGATTACTAATCTTTCATATGAGCATTTGCTTACCGATGATAAAGCAGTATTTACTTATCTCGATCCTCCTTATGACATTAAGGATAACCTCTATGGGCGCAAAGGATCAATGCACAAAGGATTCAATCACGATACTTTTGCTGTTGATTGCGATTGTTTTGTTGGTCCTCAACTGATCTCCTACAACAGCAGCAACCTCGTCCGAGAACGCTTTGAGGGGTGGACAGTTGGAGAATTTGCACATACCTACACCATGCGCTCAGTGGGGTGCTATAATACAGATCAAGCGTCTCGCAAGGAACTCGTCCTTACCAACTATGAAGTGTGAAGTCACCCTTTATGTTGCTGGCACTGTCTTCAAGGAAGAAGTGATCGCTCGCAACTATCAAGAAGCACGAGAGGTTGCTCTTGCTCGCAATCCTAATGCTAAAGTTATAGGTGTTACCGCTAAGTTCTAATGAAATACATTCGTATAACGTGGAGACTATGGTGTAAGGCGCTTGGCGAGAAAGCGTCTGGTAATGATAAAGAAGCGGATAAGGTAGCACTTATCCGCACTTTTATTTTTTTGACTTATTTGATTACTAATATTGCTATTGTTGCTAACGCTGTGAGACATTGGAATGACGTACCAACTAAAAGACTACCTGTACTCGATCAACCAATCAAAGAGGAGTATTCTCGATGATGATATTGATGCTGAGCGAGGGTATCCTCCTTACATTGTTAATAGGTGTCTCAGTTCTTTCACTGACACTATCCTTTATGTCAATGAGATGAATAAAAACCCTCATCTCCCAAAGAAACTTCAATATGACTTTTTGCTAAATAGTGTGAAACCTAGGAAGCGTTTCTCTCCTTGGGCGAAAAAAGATTCTATTGATTATCTTGAAGTAGTAAAAGAGTATTATGGTTATAATGACGATAAAGCTCTACAAGCACTCAGGGTTCTCACCAAGGATCAGCTAGATCATATTACAAAGGTATTGAATAAAGGTGGAAAAAGATGAGTGTCGAAACTGAAATCCAGTGGAAGCAAACTGATATGGTAGAAGTGGTTCTTGGTGAACCCGATGACTTTCTCAAGGTGAGAGAAACTCTAACTCGTATTGGAGTGGCATCGCGCAAAGAGAAGAAGATCTATCAGTCTTGCCATATCCTACACAAACAAGGTAAGTATTATATCGTTCACTTCAAAGAGTTGTTTGCTCTTGACGGTAAGAATACAAATCTTTCATTGAATGATGTGCAGCGTCGCAATCGTATCATTCAACTGCTATCTGACTGGGGACTAATCACTGTGGTTAGTGCTGACAAGATTGCTGATCTTGCTCCTCTCAATCAGATCAAAGTTCTTTCTTTCAAGGAAAAGAATGACTGGACTCTTGAGAGCAAGTATAATATCGGCAGAAAAAAAGTAGATGCCAACTGATAACATCTTAGATACTGCTTCTTGTAAGGTAAAAAATACTCATAAAAATCTACACAGGTGGAAAAGTTGGGAACCAAATACCCCTTTTGCTCCTGTGTTTGATTGTCCTATATGGGTAGAAGATCTCAATTCTTTTTTTGTCAAAGCATTAATTCAAGATATTGAAAAGAATAATCCAGGATCATATAGAGATACTTGGAAAACTTACAATATCTTTGATTGGAAAACGGAAGCAACAAAATCTATAAAAGATTTTATTACTAGAGTCTACTATGATTATACAAATAGTCTTGGTCTTCCTAAAGAAAGAGTGAACGATGTTTGGATACGTGGTTGGGCAGTTGTTCTGCAACCAGGAGATCCTGTTCCAAGGCATTGTCATTCATATCACGAGAACACTTTCTTGAGTGGTAATATAATGTTGACCGATAATCAAACGACCACAGATTATTTTATTCCTCACCTAAGCGATTACTATGGTCCTTGGAAATGTGAAAATAAACCAGCAAGGGTAACTATGTTTCCTTCTTGGGTAAATCATGAAGTTGCTCCTACTGAGCACTATAGAGTTTCTGTTGGGTTTGATTTATTTTCATTTCATACACTTGAATATATTTCGAACAATAGAGTAAAGGGTAATGAACTTCAGGAATGTATCTTGAAGTCTATCAAATTGGTATAAACCGTAATGTTTATGGGGGTTTTCACAACTCTCAACATTTAGTGTTATCATTATAAGTAATAATGTGATGCCTAACGGGTCACACGTACACGTCGCTTTTTCAAGGACAATGACTAACATAACTTGGGAACACTATACCCCTTACTCTATTGGATTCGATGAAACATTCAGCAGACTTGAGGCTCTTGCGGGAGGTGGATCAAATTACCCACCTTACAATGTGGTCGATGGAAGTGATGGCAGAACCTTACTTGAAGTCGCTCTGGCTGGATTTTCAGGCGAAGATATTGAAGTCGAGACTGAACGAAATGTTCTAACGGTTTCTGCTCGCAAAGCACCGCCAGATAAAGAAAGGAAATATTCCCACAAGGGAATTTCTTACAGGACATTCTCACGCAACTGGCAGATGGCAGATGATGTAGAAGTTGAAGATGTGAAATTTGTAGATGGACTATTGACAATTACATTGATGAAGCAACTGCCCGAGAAACAGAAGCGTAAGAAGTGGTTCTAAATATAATTGAAGGGTGCTTGACGGCACCCTTTTTTGATGGTAAACTTAGATCAAACTCATAATAACTATGGCAGTATCAGTAGTCACACTAAAGACTGGTGATCGCATCATTACCGAGTTGAAAGAAATCTTCGACGGAGAGGGTGAAGACAAACGTGGTGTTTGCCTTCTCATGGAAGATCCTTACATTCTCAATCTTGATGGCGCAACACCACAATATTTGACTGAAGCACATGGTATGGAATACCAAGTTCGCTTTAGTAAATGGAATCCTTATTCGACCGATTGGCAGTTCAAGATTCCATATGATTGTGTCATGACAATCAGCAATCCAGAACCAGGATTAGAAAATGCCTGGAAAGAAAAACTAACACAAAAAAAGGAACTAGAAAATGACGGAACAAGCACCACTGAAGACTAATCATAATGTTCGTATCGTGAACCTTACCACTGGAGCAAACGTTCTTTGTATCTTTGGTGAAGTTCGTAGTGAAGAGGAGGAGTCAAAAGTTGTTGGATATCGTATGATCTATCCATACACATTGACTCTTGGTGAAGTTAATGAAGATGGCACAATGCCTATCAACTATACTCGCTGGTGTCCTTTCTCTCCAGTTGAAGAACATCGCCTTAGCGGAGATCACATTATCAGTGTTGTTTTCCCAGATAACAACATTCTCGATAATTATATTGAGAAACTGAAAACAACTGGAATCACCGAAGATCAAATTTTCTTTCCTGAGGAGGTAGCAGATGGAGATAACAGCGAACCTGCTGAAGCTGGCGAATGAGTGGATCATCGCTCAGGTAGAACCAGCTGAGGGGGACACTTTGCCAGGTGACCCAGACGTGTGGATGATCGAACCATACGTGCTAGACTGTGAAGGTCAGATCAGTCCATGGGCA